TAATTATTTGACCAAATAGAGGATTAACCACCACAAGCAGGCGTTTACATTACCAACTTAATTATTTACCTTTTAGCGGTGTTGCAACAGCTCTAAATGATAAACAAGTTATATGTCCAAGTCTAACATTTGTATAAATAAAAAAAGCCCCTCCCGGAGATTTTAACGTCTCTCAAGAGGGGCTTTCCCATATATATTATTTTGGAGGATTTATGGGCTTTACTTTATTAATTTCATTATTGGCCAACACGAATGATTGAGCCATATTGTTTTTGCTTAAATATTCTTTCATGTGCTCAACGGCAGCCTCTATCATTTCGTCTATTTGTTTTGCTGTAAACAGAAATTTGAGGATTGCTGGTATTCGCTCATATAGCCATGTAGTTACTGCTGCATACTTCAAATCGCCTGTTCCAGCGCCGTATTCAGCTTCAGCTTGGGTCACAAGGTAGAAAAGCATTTGCCTCACATAAACGGCAGATCCTTTTCTAACCAGGACAATACAAGCCACAATAAAAAGGATAACGACCAATACGCTATCCCAGTTCGCAATTATAAAATTAGTCATGGTTTTCTCTCCTTTACAATGCGGTTAAGTCTTTTAGGTTTACCCAGCTTGTTATTTCTTTCAAGAGTGCTTTTTCTCCGGAGACTTGTTGCACAGTATAAGTATTAGCCTTTACCCAGGCAGGGATGGTTTGCCCAGTGCTATATTTTGTAGCTGAGCTATTAACTTTGACTTTGCTTCCTACTGCAATCTTTTTCGCAGGAGCTGATCCGGGTTGCACTATAGTACCAGCGGTGACCGTGATATAAGTTTCAAAACCTTTGGCTTTTAACTTTGCAGCCATTGCATCAGCATTGGCCTTCACGCTATATGCCCCGACTTGCACCCTATATAAACCGCCAGATTGTTTAATCAATGCATCAAATCCGGCTGCTTTTACTTTATTGTATTGAGCATCGGCATTGGCCTTTATAGAGTAAGCGCCTGTTTGTACATAATACAGCGTAGATGTTTCTGGAGCTGTAGGCGTAACAGGGGCGGCCTTTGTAGATTCAAGCTTGGACATCATGGCCACAATGTCATTCCCATATGAGGCTGCAGGTGCCCATTTGCCACCAAGACTTTCAACTGTTGGAGCAGTTCCTTTCAAATAAGGAAAATGCCTTGGGTCAGGCGTGCCTGCTTTCGGATAACCTTTAGCTCCGGCGTAAAGTGCTAAATGGTCTATCTGGGCTTGAATTCCCTGTTCCCAAGATGCAAACTTTTGATGTGCATTAGGGTCAGAGTCGCCGCCTCCGGACTTTGTTTTCATTCCGCACGGATTCATGTAGCTTTCGTTTAATACTCCCTTAAACTTTCCATAGCCAGTTTCTTTAGCGGATTGAGCATAAGCCATTACAGGATTTATACCTGCAGCTATTGCTACTTTCCAGAAAGTATCGGCAAGACTAATAAAGAGATCTGTTGCTCCATTATTCTTTGCCCAAGTCTTAGCCTGGCCTACTGCAGCTGTTGCCACTCCAATTATCGGATGGCCACTATCGCCGAGCCTCTTATTAACTTCGGCTGCAATATAAGGGAATTTGCTTTCAAGGTAAGGACCAGGACAATTAGTGTTAGCAAACCATTTATGCATTGTAAGGTTGCCATTTTTATCACCTGTGAAATTCAGCTTTTTAATGCCATTCCTCTTGCAGATATCCACGCATAAATCAATCGTTGCTGCTAAGGCCTTATCGCTTATTGGCCAGTTTCCACCATTTTGACTATTAACGACTTCAAGCGTAATGGATCGGTAGTCATTGGCCGCACTTGAGCTGCACCAGGAGCGGTCTTTTTCTTCACAATACATCCCTATACGGCCATCATCGCCAACGCCATAGTTTGAGCTGGCTTGCCTGGAAGTGGGAGCAAATATCTCTCCCAGGGTTTCAATCGAAATCTTTCCAGCAGTATGATGTATTGTTATTTTGTCTATGACACCTTTAGGGTTATGTGTCGCATGTACTCTTCCTTTGCTTCTGTTTGGACTTATCTTTGTGTATTTAACTAAAGGACTATTACTCATCATCATCACCCTTTCCATTGCTCAGTTCCTTCAAAGTTTCTTCCGACACTTCTTCGTTCGGACCAAGTTCAACACCTAAAACATTCTTTTTATCTGACATGGTTTTTCTCCTTCCTACTGATAATCGGGATCGTCATATGGTTCTAATCCCTTTGTTTTTCTTAAAGCTTCTAACTTAATTTTGTTCTCTGCTTTAGCCTTGTTGTAATAAAATCCAGTGGCAGCAGTCATTTCAGCTGCAGCTGCTGGAATTAAATAATTGAGCGGGGAGAGATCCATTGTTCTCCACACCATAACGCATACAAAAGCAAGAACAAAAAGGTTTACGATTGATACTCCTATAAATATCTGTTTGGAAAATTCCTTTTTCTTTTTTCTTTTTTTACTCCTCATCAGTATCTATCATCCTTTCCCTCTATTCTGTCTATTCGGTGATGCGCTTGCTTTGCTGATTGCTCCACCGCCGTAACACGAGAAATTATTTCAAGATGTCTTTCATCAGATTTTTCTTGCTTGCGCTTTATATCATCAACGCCGGCCTTGATATAGCCAATCTCCGTGAGAATTGTCCCGCTTTCTTTTCCCTCATCCTTGTTGTCTGTCTTGTTATTGCGCTTGTAGGCTGCAAATCCAAATGCGATTGCACTCATAGTTCCCAGCACCCCAAGGACAGTTGAAAGTATTCCGATTTCACTCATAAATCGTCCTCCATCCCGCAATAAAAAAACGACCCTGTTTTCACAGAGCCGCTATCCTTGCATATAGTCTATTTAGATTTTCGTATAAGGACGTAGTCCTCCAATACCTTTTTTCTTAGTGCATCGTTATTACAATGCTTCATCAATCCCAAGTAGCTTATAATTACGCTTTTCGCATACTCATAAGGTACTTCTCCCTTGCCATATTTATCTCTTACAAAATTGAGATGTCTCTTCATCTGCAGGGAGGTCTTTTTCCTTAATTCTATTTTCCATGGCCATATTCTTTTTCCTACAAACTCTACTCCATTATCATAGGGCATAATGGCCGTTTTATCGTTCAGCTGTAAAGCAAAGTTTTCCTGTAAATATGCATCCAGTTCATAAAGCGCTTCCCAAATTTGATTCTTGCTTGGAGCCATGAGTATCATGTCATCCATGTAGCGAATGTAATAAGGAACTTTAACCTCACGCTTCATGTAATGGTCTACAGGTGACAATACTACATTTCCTGTAATTTGAGATATCAACGACCCTGTCTGCATACCAATGCCAGATATTCTTTCTGCTTCAAAGACATCTGATACATCCAGGGGCAAGCCCATCGGCCGGCCATCTGCTTTAATAGCAGTTTCTAAAAACCACATCATATCTGGATCATCGAGCGGCCTACCTAATTCCCTAAGCTGTACTTCAATGGGAATGCGATAGAAGAACTTTGCAATATCGGCTTTACCGATATACCATTTGTCAGGTTTATTCTGAACAAGCCTCATCCAATACTGAACCTGTTCAGCTGCCCTAATCGGACCACGGTTTTCTATACTACCGTAGCTGTGCTCATAAAATGATTTCGTATATATTGGCCACAGGACATTTCTTGCAGCACAATTGATTACACGATCTTCAAAGGGGAGCGCCATGATAATTCTTTTCTTTGGGTAATACTCATAAAACTCATGAAGCTTCTTTACTTCATATGATTTCCATTGCAAATGGTTTATTGAGTTTATAAGGTTTTCCTCAAGGTTGGCGCTATAGCTAAGCACTTCATCCTGATACCGCTTATCTTTGCGGGCAAGGATATATCCGCCATACATATTCTCAAATTCTATGAACTTTTTAAATACATCTTTATGCTTTTCCATAGCGCCACTCCAAGAATGCCATGCTTTGCAGTCCTAAAAAGCAGGACGGCATACATCGCTTAATATTTTTCGCCTAAGATTACTTAAACGAGGGAACAGACCCCTTTATCACCTCTGTGCTGAAAGTAAACCCTTGAGTCTACAATATCTGACTTGGAGGCAAAGCGAAGCGGAAGCCTATCGTGGCGTTCGAGTTC